ATCACCCTCGTAGTCATCCGTCATTGTAACTGAATTAAGCACAAAGGGAATATCAGTTGTGATATTGACGCTCTCCACCTCGGTAATTGTCACGGTATAATCGGGCTGAAAATACGGCAATATTTGCTCTGTGATTTGAAGAGCATCATCCTGATTTTTTGCCATAATACTCAACTGAAAGTTAATGCGATATGGAGCAAATGTACGAAGATTGTGTTTGATGGATGAATCATTTGCATCGATTGAACCAAGAGTGTTATTTCGATTGATCTTCGTAGTAGCATCGTATGTCATGCTTGTAATTTCAAATGACATACGAGGAAGCTTCATTGCAATCTTATCATCATCCACCAAGTCTTTCTGAGCATCAAGACGCATCAGAAACTTACTCTTTGGACCATATGCAAGAGGCACACGCGTGCTATGAATTACCTTCGAGGTTTGATCTTTACGAACAACATTAATGTTATTGAATAAAGTACCAAACACCGAAACAATTCGGCGAATGTGCCCGTGATAAAAATGTCCCGTCAACATAAATTAAGTGACTGCGCCTTTTAACACAAGGAACTGTAACACCGGAGTTTCGCTGGCTGAAATCGTTTCCGAGACATTACGAATAGTAATTAGTGCACTGCCCGCGGCGGATGACACGGCAATGTTATAAAGCCCGAGTGTTCCACCCGTTGCATGATTCACCACGAGCATATCACCCGCAGCCACCGTTGAATTTGTGAGTGTAAAAGATGTAGATGTATTTGCCGCAAGCGTTGTAGGAAACAGCGTAATCGTTCCACATAACTTATTGAGTGTCACCCCCGTGGTGCGAGATGTTTCCTGAGTGATAGCGCCACCATTGCCCGCAGCATATCCGATTGGAAGACTCAGGGCATATAGCTCTGTAAAATTGGTATTTGCTTTTGTGAAGGCGGTGCGCAGAGGATCGCCCGTTTTATCATTTGCGCTTGATCCGATTAAAATTGTTTGTTTTGCCATAAATGTAGTGGTGTTTAGAAAGTATCAGCCGTAAAGAGGGATGAGTCTGCACTGATTCCGGAAGAATCGGCACGATAGGAAAGAATTGTGAATGGAAGCACCGTTGTACTAAATCCGATTTCGCCAAATGGGTTCGTTTCGCTGAAGTCAATAATGTCTCCTGCATCCTTCTCAAACGCGTAATTCTGTGCGCCTTCACCCGAGGTGAATGTTTTATCCGCACTTGCAGTATCGATATCGAATTTCGTGAGAATACTCCATTGAGCTCCACTCGTGAGACCAATGAGTTTAAGAGCATCGCTTGATCCCACAGTGAATTCACTAAATTCTCCTGTGTTCGAACGAATTTCTCCAAGGAAGATAAGAATTCTGCTATTAGGATCTCCTTTGATTTCGTGTTCCAACTTTAGCACCTTTGCGGATATTTCAACCGCAGTAGTTGTCGTTGTGGCAGGAGACAAAACCTGTTTTACTGTTTCACCAATTTGAAACGTAATTGAATTTGATGATCCAACAGCAAAGCAATATGCTGCGGCAAATTCATTCTGAATATTGTCAATTTCATCAATGCCCGTGGAGATGTCTTCATTCGAGTATTCAAACAACTCGCATTGAAGTTTATAGACGGGAAGTTTATCCAATTGATAGAAAGGAGACTTATGTTCAACAAATTTAATTTCAAAGAAAGAACGTGTGAGAGGAAGATAGATTAGGTCTCCTTCATTCGGGCGATCCCCTATAATTTCATTATTATATACGCCAACTACTTTCTCCCAGCGTTTACGCGAGACGACGAACGTCGCCTGATCTCGAATCTGAAGACCGAACTTTGTAAAAAGCGTGCCATCTCCGTCGAAGCCATCAACATTTTCAAGATACATTTCAATGATGTAGGCATCGCTGAATTTAGATTCAATATCCTCATTCAGGATTAAATCTCTTGAGGCCATTGTTCTCGGAATATAATAGACATCATGTCCATATATCGAGAGACCCTCAATCACTAGGTTTTCGTAGAGTTCAGCCTCGCTCCTTGCGCCCTGAGAAAAATATACAGATCTAGCCATAGCAATATATTAGCCAATCATGAAATCCACGGGCAGAGAAGAATTGTAGACGATGTCTGTTTCCAGTGCAAGAATTTCTGCGTTTGCATCATCCACCATTTTCGTGCCATTCAGTGTGACTCCACCAGGCAATACCATGCCTTCAAATTTTGACATATTCTGACCCCACTGACGCTTTAAGAGAGCCGTGGCATATCGCTTTAGAAATTTATCATTATATACCTTTGCGAAGGCAGCCTCGTCAACTGTTTCATAACCTTCAACAACGAGATAATCATTCTGAACCACAGTGGTCCAGTCAATATCAATCTTGAGACGTGACATATGACGGTTGAATCTCACCGCGGGAGTTCCATTTAACAGTAGATCCAGACTCTCGAGATACTGCCGAGTCTCTACATAATTGGCTAATGCACCCGCATACTGTAGATCGTACAAATCGTTTAAATGCACCTGATACCGAGCCGAAAACATTCCGGAAGAATTCGATGAATTGTTCGTGAGGGGAAACAGCCGAGTCACATAGAGCATGGACTCGGGAAGAGTGATATATTGATTCGAAATATCCTGAGCAGAAAGCTGATGCTTCTTGTATATTTTGATGATTGCATCATGATGATATTCGCGAAAGAACTGAAATGCCTCATCAATTCTATCACTCACCTGATCATCATCAACGTTAATTTCAAGAACGGGGGCTCCCAGAGCTCGAAGACAGTAATCAATAAGAGTCTGACGTGTGTTGGGTACGGCCATAGATCATCTATTTATATCTTTCTCACCACTTGCCAATAGGGCATTTAAGAGCCTTAAACCGAGCCTTTGTCTCCATAAAACACCCACACTTCATACACCGAGAACCGTGCCAGTGTTCACACATTCCACAGATTTTAAGCCTTTGCTCGACTAATTCTGCTGTTGACAGAATGTCATTGATGCCGCTTTCATCAAATATCTTCTTTGTGTCCGCCATGAGGCTGGCGATCTGATCCGTAAGAGGAGGAAACTGATTCATAATATATCATTATTTATGTGCGATGGATTGAACGAGTAATTTTAACTCCTCGATCTGAGATTGCTGTTCTTTGATTGCCTCAATGAGAAGTGCGGTAATACTTCCGTAATCAACCGAAAGAGTAGATTCTTTTGTTTCAAGATCAACATTATCTAAAACAACTTCCGGCAATACTTCACGAATTTCTTGAGCAATGACACCAATTCTTCTTGTATTTGTTTCGTCAGATTTTTTTGTATAATATACACCCCTCAATTGATTAACCTTATTCAGAGCACTATCAATTATAATGATATTATTCTTTAATTTAAGATCGGAATATGCAGTAACATTTCCTCCGGCGACTAAATCTCCAGCATGCCACGCATAACCATCAGCACGAAATCTGTGATATAAGTTTCCAGAAATGTCTCCGCAACCATAACCCACACAGCTATTTCCGTAAATTCTAAATTCTTCGTTTGAATCATCGTTTAATTGCAATTCGAGCCAACAATCATTGCTGGCATTTTCAATAAATCTCAAACAATAGGGGTCGGAAGAAGTTGATCCTCCAGTAGTTCTAAAATTAATTCTATTCACCCCAATTGGATTTGAATAGAATGTATTTGTGCCTGTCCAGGTATTATTATTTGCTAGAATAGTAGCACCAGAAGTACCTTGAGCTCCTGTCACACTTGTGCCAATCGTGCCTTGAGCTCCTGTCACACTTGTGCCAATCGTGCCTTGAGCTCCTGTCACACTTGTGCCAATCGTGCCTTGAGCTCCTGTCACGCTTGTGCCAATCGTGCCTTGAGTACCTTGAGCTCCTGTCACGCTTGTGCCAATCGTGCCTTGAGTGCCCTGAGAGCCCGTCACGCTTGTGCCAATCGTGCCTTGAGCTCCTGTCACACTTGTGCCAATCGTGCCTTGAGCTCCTGTCACGCTTGTGCCAATCGTGCCTTGAGTACCTTGAGCTCCTGTCACGCTTGTGCCAATCGTGCCTTGAGTACCTTGAGCTCCTGTCACGCTTGTGCCAATCGTGCCTTGAGTGCCCTGAGAGCCCGTCACGCTTGTGCCAATCGTGCCTTGAGTGCCCTGAGAGCCCGTCACGCTTGTGCCAATCGTGCCTTGAGTACCTTGAGCTCCTGTCACGCTTGTGCCAATCGTACCCTGTGCACCCGTCACGCTCGTACCAATCGTACCCTGCGAACCAGTGGATCCAGTAATTCCCTGTCGCCCCTGCGTGCCTTGAATTCCTTGAGCAGCATATGCTCCGTCAATACCTTGAACACCTTGTATGCCTTGAATTCCTTGAAGACCCTGAATTCCCTGAGTGCCTTGCGTTCCTTGTACTCCCTGTAGTCCCTGAATGCCCTGCGTTCCTTGTGTTCCTTGTAATCCTTGAATACCCTGAGTACCCTGAGTTCCTTGTAATCCTTGAATACCCTGAGTACCTTGCGTACCCTGAGTACCTTGCAATCCTTGAATACCCTGAGTACCTTGCGTACCCTGAGTACCTTGAATGCCCTGTGTGCCTTGAGTACCCTGCAATCCTTGTGCACCTTGAATACCA